GATCAAGACAAGGAGACAGCCAAGGATTACTGCAGGGAATTACTCGTGATAAGAAAAGAAAAAAAGAATTTAATATTTGCGCCAACACAAGTTGAGCTTCGAACACTAATGATGCCAGCAATTCAAATCTATAATGCGCTGTTTGGAGACTATTATGACCTTTGCGAGGAGATCGGTTTGCTTCCTAAATTCCGCAACCCCGAAGGGGAGTATACCCATGAATTAGATAAAAAATCTATTAAACAGAAATTTAAAATTTACGTAGATACCAGAGAGCAAAAACCTTTAAAGTTTAGTGTGAACACTGAGATCAAGAATTTAAAATTTGGAGATTATGCATTTAGCCACCCTAGTTACTCGGGTGGGTGTCATATAGAAAGAAAGTCTGTTAGTGACTTTGTTGGAACTCTGAGCGGGGGTTTTAAAAGGTTCGTAAACGAAATTGAAAGGGCTGGAGAGGCTAGCGCAAGTTTAATTATCTTGGTGGAAGAAAATATAAACAAGTGCCGGTCTTTCAGTCATTTGCCGCAGGTATCAAAAAAGATTAAAGCTACTCCAGAATATGTTTTTCATAACGTAAGATATTTAATCCAAGCCTATCCTCATGTTCAATTTTTATTTGTCAATAATAGAAGTGATGCTTCTAGAGTTATCGAAAAAATATTTTTAGGAAATTCAAGTCATGGACATCTTGATTTACAATACTGTTACGATAACAAAATTTTATAATGTGGTACGCACCAGAAACAGAAAAGCTAACTGATGTTAATGCTCAGTTCAGAGCCTTAAAGGGGGAGCTCGAAAATAAAGAGTCGAAGATCACTTTGGCCAAATTTTTAAGAGCTAACTTAGGGCTTACGACGGAGCTTATTTCAGGAATTAAACTTGCACCTTTTCAAGAGGTATTGTTAAAAGGTATGCTTAATAATAATTTTAGTATGCTTGTTTTAGGTCGTGGCTGTGGAAAAACTTTTTTGGCTGCTGTATTTTGCTTCTTACAGTGCATCTTTGAACCGGGAACAAAAATCCTTGTTGCGGGCCCAACCTTTCGTACTGCTCGTTTTATTTTTAACAATTTAGAGAAGATGGTTGAATCTAAGGGGGCGGAACTTCTTGCTCAAGCGTTCGGTTCCAAAGCAAAACGAAACGACCAGTTTGAATGGCAAATTAATGGGGGCTCAATTACGGCCATTCCACTTAATGGTGAAAAAATTCGCGGATTCCGAGCAAACATACTGGTGCTTGATGAGTATCTTCTTTTGCCCGAAGACATTATTAATAATGTATTAATGCCCTTCTTGGTTGCTCCCCAAAACATGAAGGAGCGCTTAGAGATTAGGGAGGTAGAAGACAAACTTATAGAAGAGGGCGTTATGAAGGAAAAAGACAGGATGGTTTTTGAAAACAATTCTAAAATGATTGCATTATCATCAGCTTCATATACTTTTGAAAATTTATATAAAACCTATAAAGAGTGGATGCAAAATATTTATAGTAAAGAAAAAAAAGACTCTTCTTATTTTATAGGTCAGTTGGGGTATGAAGCTCTACCGGAAGAGATGATAGATACGACAATTATTGACGAGGCTAAAAATGGTGGAACCTCTAACGCCTCTTTTCGTCGGGAATATTGTGCTCAGTTTACGGATGGAAGCGATTCTTATTTTAGTGCAAAAAAAATGCACGAGTGCACCATTCCTGATGGTGAATACCCCACAACAAAAATAGTGGGTGAATCAGATGCAAAGTATATATGTGCAATTGACCCTAGCTTTTCTAATGCCCCCAACTCTGACTTTTTTGCAATGTCAGTAATTGAGCTTGACGATGAGACACAAACCGGTACCCTTGTTCACAGCTACGCTGTTGCTGGCGGAGACTTAAAAGATCATATTGTATATTTTAATTATTTATGTAATGCTTTTGATTTTGAAATGATATGTATTGATAATGCGGGATTTCAATTTATTGATAGCTGTAATGAGTCAAATTCCTTTACCAAGAAATTGGATTTTTTTGATTTTAATAGTGATGCAGAGGGAGTTAATCATCAAAAAGAAATTAAGAGTGCTCGCAAACAATATAATAAACAAGATGGAAAAATTTGCTTCAAACAAGTATTTACATCTAATTGGTTACGTAAAGCTAACGAACAATTACAGGCATCTATTGATCATAAAAGATTATGGTTTGCATCTAAGGCGACAGCTAATAACGAGGCTTTTAACAGAATGACCAATCAAAAAATTGAACTAAAATTTGAAAAAGGTGAAACTGTATTAGACCTTATTGAGGAACAAGATAACTTGGTATACCAAACAAAAAAACAGTGTGCTCTTATTGAGGTCAAGAGCACTGCCAAGGGAACTCAGACTTTCGACCTTCCACAACATTTAAAAAGAAATACATCCTCGAGTAGAGCACGAAGAGATAATTATACTACTTTAATGATAGGAATGTGGACTTTAAAGTCTTATTATGATATAATGCTATCAAAGGAAGAGGGTCCAGAGGAGACTTTTACTCCCATGATGATATGAAAAGTGTAAAAAATGGTGTAAAATTATGAAAAAAGGGCAAAAAGAAACAAAAGTTACCAAAGCTACAACGGCTAAGCCAAAAACGGCTGCTAAAAAAGCTGCTTCTGCAAAAGTAGCTCCTAAAACAGAGGCTAAGGAGATCGTGGCTTCTTCTGCCTCCCCCCTTACCGCCAACGAGACGCGGGCATCAACCCGTAGAAATGCTGCTGCAGATATACATCGTACAGATAGATTTAAAAATATTTCTGATGGAGTAATTCCCTTTAAGTATACTTATGGTGTTTCTAATAAATCCAACCTTAACATCCGAGATACTGTTGTTCTATGTCAGAAGGCTTATTATAATTTTGCTGTATTTAGAAACACTATTGACATGATGACAGAGTTCTCTACTTCTGATATTTATTATCGGGGAGGGAGCAAAAAGTCTCGAGAGTTTTTTGAAGCTCTTTTTGGGAAAATCGGACTGTGGTCTGTAATGGACAAATTTTTTAGAGAGTATTATAGATCGGGAAATGTTTTTGTATATAGGTTCGACGCCCTTCTCAAAGATAGCGATGTAAGAAAGATAACAAAGACCTTTGGATCCTCTAGATCAGAAAAACATTTACCCGTAAGATACACTATTCTTAACCCTGCAGATATTCAAATTCAAGGCGGTTTGAATTTTGTAAATGGACTTTACTATAAAATCCTTACTGATTATGAACTTGCACGTCTGAGGAATCCACGAACTGAAGAAGATGCTGAAGTTCTTTCGACTTTACCATCTGGTGTAAGAGAGCAAATTAAAAATACAAAAAGTAATTTAATTTTAGTTCCTTTAGACTCTGATAAGATTAGTGCAGTTTTTTATAAAAAGCAAGACTACGAACCCTTCTCAGTTCCAATGGGTTACCCTGTATTGGAAGATATAAACTGGAAAGCAGAAATGAAGAAAATGGACATGGCTGTTGCTAGAACCATGCAACAAGCTATCCTACTTATTACTATGGGAACCGAGCCTGACAAGGGCGGTGTAAATCAAAAAAATCTTGCAGCGATGCAAACTCTTTTCACAAATGAATCCGTCGGAAGAGTGCTAATTGCAGATTATACAACCAAAGCTGAATTTGTTATTCCAGAGATTGGTAACTTGCTTGGCCCCGAAAAATATGAAGTAGTAGATAGGGATATCCAAAGTGGGCTTCAAAATATTTTGTTAAGCGGAGAAAAATTTGCTAATCAATCAATTAAAATTGATGTCTTCATGGCTCGACTAAGACAAGCAAGGGAATCTTTTATAAATGAATTTTTACTCCCTGAAATAAAACGAGTTTCTCAAATTATGGGGTTCAAGAATTATCCCGTCCCCTATTTTGAACATATCTGCCTGAGTGATGATGCCACCAAGTCTCGGGTGATTAATCGCCTCATTGAGCTCGGCATCTTAACAGCGGAAGAGGGCTTGACAGCTATCGACTCTGGCAGGCTACCAACTCGGGAAGAGTCTGAAGAATCTCAGAAGAGATTTAGGAAACTTAAGGAATCAGGTCTTTATGAACCTCTAGTCGGTGGTGGAGCACACCCACACAATCCTAATCTGGGTGGGCAACCCGCACCACAAAAGGGACCTCAAGAAAATGGGCGTCCACCGGGAACAGGGGTTCCGAAAGAAACCAATAAGGTTAGCCCAGTTGGACAGGGGGAGCAAAGCAAGGCCGAGAAGGAAGGATACAGCTTACAAAAGATTTCCACCAATATGGTTTCAGCAAACAGTTTGGTTAAAGGCGTAGAGGCTTCCTTGAGAAAGCATCATAAAATTAAAAGACTTAGTAAACGACAAAAATCTATAGCACACGATATCGTGGGAGTTATCATTGCAAATGAAGAACCACAAAATTGGAGAAAGTCTATAGACAGATATGTTAAAAAGCCCGTTGACACGAATGATGAAAGAATTTCTAAAATTAGGGAAATTTCTGCACGTCATCAAGTCGATGAGTATTTAGCAAGTATTTTATATATAAGTAAGGTTTAAGGACTAAAATGTCATGGGTAACAGGAACAGGGTAACATATGCGGTACAGGATGTATTCGTAGGCTCTCCCCTTGGTAATTCGAACACCGCTTGGCCCGCACTCAATACCATAAAGGCTTTTAATATTACAGGCTTTACGGGGGACGGAGATTTGATCGGGACAAACCTTTGTTGTCTCCAGCGATTAGAGCAGGTTCAAAGCTTCAGTTATACTTTTGATTCCCCAAAGACTTCCCCTATCGTTTTAGGAAAAGTGTCACCGCTTGCTAAAAAAATAGAAACCTCCCCAGCGAATGTTCAGTTAACATTAAGTTATCTTTTAGATGGCATTAATAATGAAAGTCGTATGGGGTTAAGTACTTATAATCAACTTACCACTTCTCATACTTCGTTTTTTTCGGGGCTAATGCAGACCGGAACAGATGCTAGAAATGTTTACCTAATATCCACTAAAGAAGGGGAGGGCGGGATTCAGGATATCGAGGAGGCCGGGTATCCGACAATTAACAATAGTCTTGGTGGACATGTTAATATTGATGATGTCATTGATCCCAATAGCCCTAATTATAATACTTTAGTTTTTCAAAACTGCTATCTAAACAAATATGGCGTAAAATTTAATGTCGGGGAAGTAGCCACCGTAGATGCAAGTTACATCGGAGATAATGCTATTTTTTATGATACTGCTAGTGGTTTAAAACTTCCCACTCTAAATGCAAAAGACGGACAAACTGTAGATCGCAACGAGCAGATTTTTATTCCAAAAGTCTTTAAGGAAGTAAAGGGTGCAGGGGATGCAAATAAATATCCCTCTAATATTTTTACCTCTAAGGATATAAGTCTCTCTATAACTGAAAGGGCTCCTTCTGGAATTGACTGGCTAATTGATACAGTTCAAAGTTGTGAGATATCTTTTGATATTAGTCGGGACCCCGGCGCAGCTTACCTTGGTTATGAATTATATACTTATAGGCCCGCTAAGCTACCCGTGAAGGGAACTATTAGTATGAGTCTTCTTACGAGTGGTAATGTTACAGGCGACTTCCTACAGTCCATACGTAAAGACTCTAATTATGATTTAAAAATTGATTGTAATGGAAAAGTTAATTTGCCTAGTGACACTGGCCCCGATGACACTGAACCAACCACCGCTCAGAGCAACGTAAGGGTGCTAAGTTACCAAATATCTGGGGCCCGATTACTTACTGCAGATTACACCTCTAGCATTGGAGCGAATAAGAGTACCTCTTTAAATTTTGAGATTGAAATCGATTTTGATAATCCCCATAG